GTGCTATTTGGCAGTCGTAGCTTAAATCAGATATATCTACTGGGATTTCTTCTGGGTCAGGGTCTATCCCCATTTGAGCGCATAATTCAAAATAATGCTCTCTAGTCATACCTCGGGCTTGGAGGTTTTCTTGTATGTACCTAGTTAGTTTTTTACCGCTTCGGCCTGTTTTTCACTTTCAAACACTTCAAAATCATTCATACAGTCGGTAATAAACTGGTCAAAAATGGTAGAGTTTCTTAGTAGCTCTAACGCATCTTCTTCTGTGTAAGGTACTTCTTTATCTAGATCAGCACCAGAAGTTTCAATCGGCATAATTTGAGCTAATTCACGAATAGTCAAGCCTCTCCAGCCTTTGATAACAGTCCTAGCATATTCTTCTAAGAACTTATCGTTATCTACTTCCTCTTCTCTTTGTCTAGAGCGTTTGTTAAATTTAATAACTAGCGATCTATTACGAACTTTTACTAGTTTTTCTCTGGATAAGTAAGCTAGGCTTACATAAAAATTATCACTATCTGGAAACTGAACGTCTACTACTTTATCGTCGTTTACCATTAAGTTTTTAATCATACTCATAGGATTTTTCCCCTCTTTTGTTAAATGAAGAGGCAGCTATTCGATCTAACTTACAACAAATGAGGGGGTTTGTTTGTTGCGCGTTAAGAATAGCTGCCTCCCAGTGAAATAGTAAATCTATGAAACCCCCTCGATCATAGATTTATATTTTTTGTCTTAGTTGGTTGAGCCAACAAAGAATGTGAATTCGTCACCGCAAGTTGGATCTGTTTCTTGGGCTAAGAAATCAACGGTAATTCCTACAACGTCATCAATTGAGTGCGATGGGAAGTCGAATTGTACCGCTGGCATATTGATTGCCATGTACGGGGCTGTTGTACCACCAATTTGTAGGTTAGCGCTAGCACCTGTAGTCTGTGTTGCAGTATTATTAACAATATCACGTAAGAATTCTGCTGACTGGTTTCCTCCTGCACGTAAATATGCAGTGAAGTTGCCTGTAATAGTTCTAGAACCTGTAAACTGACCAATAGGAGAGTTCAAAGATGCTAGCTCTTCAGGTGTTAAGTATGTTGCGTTGTTGTTGTAGCTCCAGCTTAACCCTGTAACTGGGAAAGTATAAGCTTTAGACGCTCCCGAAGCACTCGATGTAACATCAATAGAGCTTAGACGGTTCTTAATGAAGTCCGCAGTAGTAGCAGTTGAATTCACATTAGCAGTACCAAATGGGTGATAATGCTGACCTGCTTGACCTACAACGTCGATACTAGAGTTTGCAGATGCAGAAGTGCCATTATTTAATGTGCCGCCGAATACTGAAATAGCATCGTCTCTGCTACCCCCAGTCAATTCGAATAGGTTAGTACCAAAACCACTCCAGTTAACTGTAGCGATAGAGTCGATTGCAGCATCAACAGCCGCCTCATTAACAGCTGTTTGACCGACTTGGTATACAACGTTATCGACTTTGAAGTATAGTGAGTACTCTTCCATTTGTGGGAAGTTAGAGCTGTGCGCAGCAACGTTAGCACTAGAATTCGCAACAATATCAGAGGCATCACCGAAGCCGCGATGTTTCAAGTGAAAAATACCGTCATTTTCCCATACGCTGTTCTCAAACCCATCAGCTGCAGGTCTAGTGTTAGACAGCATAGACTGCCATAAGAACCAGTCAGCAACAGGCTTAGCATTAGAAGTACCAGAATCGCTACCGTCAGTAGTGTTCATACCTGTAGGTCTGACATAAGTACTTAGACTCCACTCTACAGGGTTAACTGCTGTGTTAAATCTTTGAGTAGATCTATCAGGGGTATTACCCGATTCTAGTGTTGTGATATCTTGGTTTGTAGCGCTTTGATTGAAAGCATATCCTGCAAGAACTTCTAGTCTCCAAGTGTTTTGGGGGTTCATGCTTGATGCAACGCCAGTACCGTTTAAGTCAACGGTGGACATGAAAACTTCAGTATTTCTCTGAAGGTTAATTTGTGTATTAGGACCGCAATTAGCCATTTATTTATCTCCTTATAAGGTGACTTCGTAACTTACTTGAACTTGTAATTCTACAATTCCATAGGGGGTTAGAAGTCCTTCATCAGTGTTTATAGATGTTATTGTAATATCTAAAATTTCTAAATTACTGAAGCTTCTCGGTAAGTTATAAATGACATGCTCAATATCTTGAACTATGTCGTTTACATAAGTATTTACTAGTTCTTCTTCAGTATCATAGGTATAGAGTCTTAACATTAGAGGTAAAGAAGATTGAGAGGCTCCTACCGTATTGTATGATCTAGACTCGACACCCGCCGTAATAAAAATAGAAGGGAAATCATTTATTTCTTCTATAGACTTATAACCTCTATACACATTTAAATGTAAATCTGTATTAAAAGTGTAAGGAGCTAAAGAAGATTTAGTTCCGTCTATAAGTTTTAAATTGTCTACTATAAATTTAATTATATCTCTACGTTGAGACATTTTTTCACCTAACTTGATAAGAGTATATCATAGGAAAATAATTACGGCAATTATAAATTTTTAAAGTTAAGCACTTACTAAATTAAACTGACGGGAATATAAGTTCTGTGATATTTCTCTTATGCTGCCTTCTATTAGTTCTTCTACCTCATACCCATAATCTTCTAAAGAATAATAGAGAGGTAAAGAGTAGTATTTTATAATTGATTTTTTGTAATTTACTTGAGCAACTTCTAGATTTTCTACAAATCTACCAGTTCTATACGTTAAAGTAGGAGGCTTTGCCTTTCCAGACTTTTTCATTCTAGAATACACCTCTAGACGTAAAAGAGAAGTTAATTGACTTGCAGAAGCAAATCTACCCTTTTTAACACTAGCTGCGGGAGCTAAGTTAGACGCCAGTATTTTAGGTATTTTGGAGTTTAAAGAGTTTAAGAGATTTGTAGCATCTACCCCAAAATTTAAATCAATAGAGCCGCCAGAAGGTATTAACGCTTCAAAAGAATTAAAAGATAGACTATTAACTAAGTCTTTTAGATTACCTTCTGTTTGCAATATTTGCTGTAGCCCTGTTTTACCTTTTAAATTAAAAGATAGAGCGTCTTCTATGTCTGCCACTACAGTGCCTACTGCATTTTTAAGTAGCTTATTTTTAGTCTCGTTAACTAGTTTACGCTCAAAAGCACTACTTAAATAGAATCTGTAGGTATTACCACTCTTCCTTCTAACTATATCGCCTTTACTAAATTTAAGATTTATAAAAGTCTGAAAAAAAGTTAACTTTTTACCGGAAGGAGCTTTAGCATTTACTTGAACCGTAAGATTTTTTATTTTGTCGGTTATTAGAGACCCAAAAGGCCCTTGCATAAACTTGTTGAATAGTTTAGGGCTAGACATTATTTTATTGTAAGCATCAGTTATATCTTTAGGGTTTACAGTTTTGTATATCTCTTCTTCAAGTTTTTTTATATCACTGAAAGTATAAGAACCGTCTACTTCTACTCTTAAAGCATCAAATAGCTTTAGTATGTCTTTAGAGGACTTACCCGTCATACCTAATTCTACAATCTGACTTATTAATATTTTTTGTCTCTCTACATAGTTAGGATCAGCTTTTTTTAGGCTGGGAGTAGTCTGCGTAATCTTTAGAGTACCCCTTTCACTCCCTTTATAACCTCCTAGCTGACCTGAAGTAGCTTTAGCTTCTATGTCAATAGTATTTACACCCATAGATTCTTCAATCATCTTATTTATACTAGCAACTGCTACACTATTTTTTCCTTCTACTGACTTTAGAACAGAAGAAACTCGTGAGAGAGGTACATCTAAAATATCTGCTTTACCGCTGGCAGTAGTAGCTTCTTTTTTACTCTTAAATACGCCTTTAGTGACTTCTTCCCCTATCTTACCTAAGGCGAAAGCTTTTCTTTTCTGCATGCCGCTAGTAGCTTTATTAAAAGCTTTGTCAAAAGTATCATTATCTATATATAATAATACAGAAAGCATTACATAGGCAGCCTGTATAAATTTAAAACTCTTTTTACTTGAGGAGGGAAACCGTCTACACTTAAATCATGAGAAGTAGTATCATCACCTTGAAGTCTTACAGATTTAGCACCTTCTCTGCCTTTATATAGAACTTTTATCATTTCTAAAGCAGCTAATTTTAGATCGGCAGGGATAGAAGAATAACCGCCTGAGTATGTAACCTTTATACCATTTGTATAGTTTAATGCTTTTCTAGGGTTAAAGAACCCTAACTTAGGAGTACCGCTTCCCTGTCCTGTATCAAAAGTTATCTCTCCCGTGTCTACATACCATACATATTCATTTACTTTTCTAGAATAATCTTGAATAGCAGTTTTGTTCTGCCCTTCATTAAAGTGAAGTAGTAATTTAGTATCCTCATCAGAACTAAGAGGGTCTTTATAAGAAGTAAAGTTAGAAGAGTATCTATCTGTCCAAGATATCCTCACTTCATCTATATTACCTTTAAAACTCTTACTAGTATCATGTGCTAAAGTACCAATATTTAAAGAGCTAGAAAGGTCAGAAACAGCATTAGAAGTAGATAGAGTATCGCCAGATTGCGTACCGTCAATAAATATTTTTAAATCATTGTCACTTCTTACAGCGGCTATATGAGTAAAAGTATTGGCTGCTATAGTATTTGCAGAAGCGTATATATTTTCTACTCCAGCACTTACGCTTTTAAAAAATACTCCTGAATTGCTTGAGTAACCTAATTCCCAATAATTATCCTCATTATCACTTCTTGATATTAAAGACGAATCTTGTAAATCTTTAGATCTAAAATACCCTTCAATAGTGAAAGGATCTCCGTAAAAGTCAAAATCATCAGAAGATCTAATAGATACATGATCTCCTGTAGACTCTAAAGATAGACTAGAAGTACCAAACTTTTTAATTCGTTTAGTGGTTTTAGCTTGTCCTTGAGTAAAAACAGAGTGCGAAGTTCCTTCTACCTCTATCTGTTGACCGCTAGAACCAGGTCCTCCTAATTCTGTATATGTTTGACCGTTATAGTGAGCCAGCTCAGAAACGTAGTTTATAGGTGGGTTTTTAATAAATACAGAGGCTACTCCTCCATTATGGTATTCTGTGTAAGTAGCCTGCTCAAACACCCTGCCGCAATACGAGTCGATTAAACTCGAGACATAGGTATTAATAGACAATAATCGTTCATCTTCTGCATCATTGTCTAGTTTTATCTTTAAAAACTTTTTTATTTCTAGTAATGTTAATAACATTTAGCTCTCCTAAGAAAAAAGGGGATGGGGCTGGGAGCCCACATCCCCTAATCAGTACTATATTAAAATATTACTCAGCACCGCTTAGAATGTTAACAGCGTAAGAATATGTAGAACTTAGAGCTGCGCTCGATTCTGTAGTTAGAGCCTGCATGTCAAAACGTGTAGACATGTACATAGCTGTAACTTGACGCTCAGGAAGATATTCACTTTCAACTTCCATAGCACGACGCTCACCAATTAAGAATCCTGGCTTATAGATCATAGTGCCTAGAACACGATTATTAGCAGTGCTAGATACTGTGTCCATGAACTCAGAAATATATAGTGGGATTCCGTAGATAGCTCCGATAGAACCTGTCAAGTAAGTCGCTTGTGCGCCAAACTTATCTACTGTTTGGAAATCGTTTTCGGTTACAAAGTTATTGTAGCCTTCTACCGATGTTAGCATAACTAGGTTTTCGCCTAAAGATAAGCCGTACTTGCCCATTGCGGCTCTAGCACTTGCTACAGTAGCTGCGTTAGCTTTAGCTGTGTTAGCGTCTGTACCGGTTAGACCAATACCACGATAAACGTTAAGAGCTGTTACAGCACCCGCGTGGTTGATAACACCTTTAATTGGGGAAGCTACACCACCGATACCGCCAGTAGAGCCTGCAGATAGAGATTCTGTGGCGTCGAAGCCTGTTAATGCTCCTGTACCACGAAGAAGTACTTTATCCGTGAAACGAGCTAGACGACGTGTAGCTGCGGAACGTAGGAAATCTACTAGTGGAAGAATTGTATCTTCTTCTTCGTCTTTTGCGATGTGAGTTTTAACCATAAATTTGTGAGGTGTTAACTCTACTGATTTTAGCTGGTGCTGATTAGAAGTAGGCACGTTGCTATTTGTATCAGTTGTGTATGTACCGCTTGTAAATTGTGCGATTGCATCATCGGTATCTTCACTTGCGACTGGTACGGAGAAAGCTTTAGCGTTAACACCGATACGGTTGAATAAAGGAGCAACAACTAACTGCTGTCTCATTTCTTCATACACGTTGGTGCTGAATGCGTTTTCAAATGCTTCAACGTTGTTACCAGCGACTACGTCTTTCATACGCATACCGTACTTGGTATCCATTGGGCTCTTGCGTAGTGCTTTAGACAAGAAATATGCATTCGATAGGTCTTTTTGCGAGAACTGTGCGTGGTTACGTGTGCTCTCTTGATAATGCATTTTGCTTGTTGTGAAAGAATCGATTTGCTCACGATATGCTTTCATTTGACCTCTTAATTCTGCTAGTTCTTCAGACAAGCGGGAATTTTCATGGTCTTCATTGCCAGCCTTGATCTTTTCGTCAGACTGCTCAATAATTTTTGCACCAGTCTTTTCGACTAGCTCTGCTACTCTTGGCTCAGATACGTGAGCAGAAACTTTTTTCTCCTCAACTACTGGAGCTTCTGTAGCTTTTGTTTCAACAGTGATGGTATCACCAATTTCCTGTTCTGCCATCTCTTTATTCTCCTTATTATCGGTTAGATAACCGTTTATTTTCAATGCGAAATTTCTATCTTCTTCTTCTGGAAGTTCGATAAGTGCGTTAATAGTTTTAACAAATCTCTGTGCAAGTGAATAATGAGTATCACTCCAAGAGTCTGAATTCATGCTTTTTAAATTCATTAACGAATTCAGAGTTTGTTGTTGGTTGTCTTCTTTTACTTTGCTTTTTAAATTAAATAGCTCTAGCTCTGAAGACTTTACTAAGTCGTTAAATTGAGACTTAATAGTTTGTCTCTCTTTATCAGTAATATTTGTGATATTTGAATGAGTAATCATAGATATATCAAACTTAGTGTTCACATCCCAAGAATTAACTACTGATAAAGTTTCAGCATTAATCTTGATAGTATTATCGCTTGAAACTCCTTGAATGTCAATTTCTTTAAATATGAAATATGGTGATTCGGCGGTAGCAATTTTTTTGATATTATATCGTTTGCCCTCTAGTTTTACCGTATCCCCGTTGTTTAGTTTTGCAGTATCAGCGCTTAGCATGTTATAGAATGGGATAGGAGTATTAGGATCTTCCTCGATAACCTCTTCCTCTACCTCTTTAACCTCTGTTACTTCTTCGGAAGCTTTCTCTACTGCTTCTTCTTGTAGCTCTTTAGCAGTGTCTTCTTCAGTAGAATCTTCTACCTTAAGCTCTTCAGCATCTTCTTTTACAAATTGCTTTTTAAACTCTTCGTAGCTTGAG